GGATTACGACGAGCCTGCCTGACCTGCCGATCGACCGGCGCATGACCTACGGTGCCATGCGCCGCGCCATCATCGGCCTGCCGGTCACCGTGTCCAGCGCCATCCTGCCGGACGGACTATGGGGCTGCTATGACGACGAGAATCATGTCATCCTCATCGATCGTCGGCTCACGTATGCGGCCAAGCGATGCACTCTCGCGCACGAGCTCTTGCATTGGCGGCATGGCGACACCGGCTGTGCGAACAATAGTTCGAAAGTAGAGATCCGTACACGGCGGCAGACCGCGCGCCTGCTCATCGATCCGGCAGAACTAGCATTGGCGGAACGCATGTACGACGATGACCTATGGTCGATAGCCGAGGAACTGAACGTGACAACGCAGGTGCTCACGGACTACCGAGCCATGCTCAACACATCGCCAAATAGAATCAAAGAAAGGTTTTTCAATGCGTAAGAAAATCATTGCCATCACAGCTGCGACGCTTCTCCTGGCGACGGCCTGTGGCTGCGGAAGCCAGCAGGAGCCGGATTCCACGCCGGCCAAGACGCCGGACGTCAGCGCACAGCAGGAGAAGCCACAACAACAGGCAGCCGAGAAGACGGCGCAGAGCTTTGTGGACGAGTTCAACGCGAACTCATCCACGCCGATAACCGACGTCGAGAAATTCACGCCGAGCGATTCGAACGGCCCCTATTACCGGGCGGAGTATCGCACCGGCGCTTTCTCCACCGCAGACGCTCTCCACGGAAGACTCGGCCAATCGTCAGTGGACGTGCTGGTCTACGGGGCAGTGCTCGGATACGGGAAAAACGACATGCTCCGCGTCTACGTCGATGGGCCGCATGACGAGATCAGCAGCGTATTCCCCATCATGGCGAAGATTCTTGACCCGTCGATTTCCGATCAGGACATCCAAAGTCAGATGGCGAAGGAGTATCCGTCCAATGATCTTATTTACGCCGCGACGCATAAGCTAATCGAGCGGGCTTATGTCGATGGCGATCATGCGTTTCTCGACGCGAAAATCAGCTAGCGGTTATAAGTCTTTATAAGTCTTTATAAGTCTTTATAAAGCTTATATCTGCTTCAAATGCTCGAAGATTTGCGCTGTCTGTGCAGCATCGTCGGCGGCGCGATGCCGCTCGGTCTTGGCGATGCCGAAATATCGAATGAGGTCCACTACGCGATGGTGGTCAAGCTGCGGCAGCAATGCCTGGGATAATTCCATCGTGTCGTAGAAGCTCACGTCCGGCATTCCGGCGCCGACCCTCTGCGCCTCCCTGGCGATCACCGGAATGTCGAAGCGTCGGATATTGTGGCCTATCCAAGTGTCACGCCCACAGAAAGCGTAGAACTTGGGTAGCGCTTTGTCGATGGTGGGTTTGCCTTTGACGTTCCGGTCGGTGATGCCGGTGATCTGCGTGACCTTGGCCGGTATCGGAATCTGCGGGTTGACGAGCTGGCTGTATGACGCGACCTTGCGTCCGTGCCTGATTCTCACGGCTCCCAATTCGATGATTCGAGCGTCACGACCTAGGCCGGTGGTCTCAATATCCACAGCCACGTAATCGTCCTCCACGCCACTATTCGCATTGACGTGGGTGATTGGTGCCGTTTCCACTGTTGGAGCGTCTGAGGTGGCTTCCGGCGATGATTCAGGCGCATTCGTCGCTTGATGCTTATGGCGTGGCTCAGGCTTGAGGAAGAGATGCCAGAAGAACCATGCGAGGAATGCGAGGAGCAGAACCGTCATGATGCTTGTGGCCAGATCGTACTTCGGCGTGGTGATGGTGTCGTATATGCCGTAGATACCGGAGATTCCGCACAGCACGGATAGCACGAGGTAAATCAGTTTCTTCATTTTTCCCCTTCCTTCTCCTTGCTTCAAGCTACCGCAGATGGGGGTTGGACATGCTGATTTTTTTCTTTTTTTGCACATTGCCCCTATAAAAAGAATGTTACTAATCTATATATTACTTATACAGATGGTACATATAAGTATTGGTTGCAGTATTTATACGTACTGCCAGTTGGTACTTATTTGTCTACTACCAATGGTACAAATAAGTACGGGTAAAGAAAAGCCCCTCCGGCGCTGTCACACCGAAGGGGATGAAGAAAAGCGCGAGCATTTCTCCACTTGCCAATTTACCAGCAGGTGGGGAGGAAAGACATGGAAGAAATGGGCTACCGCAACTTCAACGCAATCCGTCAGCTCGGTCAAATGGGCAAGTTCTCCAAGATGAGGGCTGACGGCACTCTCTCCACAAGCAACTCGGCACTGCTGCTGCTCACCTACATGGCCAGCGTCACCTACGACTGGGACACGGAGCGCAACTGCCCAACCCCTGACGCAAAAGCCAAGGGCTACCCATGCCGATACTACAAGCGCGGAGCCGAAACATTCGCATACGACTACGGCAAGCTAGGCATATCGCCAGAGCAGGCCATGAGCGAAGACGCCCAGGAATACATCGAAAAGCGGAAAGGCGCTGCAAACCAAGAATTCAAACGCTCAATCACCACCTTGAAGGACTGGGGCGTAATCAAGCAGCTGGAACATGCGAAGAACGGAAAACCCGCCGGATACTTATTGCTGCTTGGCGACGACGAGGAGAATCGTGCCGTGGAACAGTGGGCGCGCCAATGCCTCGGACTGCCGATGGTCTGGTGATTCCGTGCCCACATTTTGCCCACGTTTTATAGAGAAATGACGTGATTTGGAGTGAATTGGAGTGAATTAGGAAAGTCTGAAAACCGTTGGAGAATAAAGGAAAACCGCCATCTCTGGCGGTTTCCAAAAGTGCCTCCAGCGGGACTCGAACCCACCGGCGAAAAGCCTCAGACACCAACCGTTTCAACGGTTCCATCGACACCTTGCGTCGCTTTTGCCCATATTTTGCCCACATTCTGCGAAAAAAGCAAACCGCCCATCCTCTCCGACAAATCGTCCAGATCATCGTCGAAGAGATCGGCGTAAACATCCAATGTCATGGCGGCCGACTTGTGCCCCAACTGCCTTTGCACGGTCTTGACGTTAGCGCCGGACTGCACCATGAGACTAGCGGCCGTATGGCGTAGATCGTGAATCGTCATGTGGCCACGGTCCACGCCCGCGCGACGAAGAGCCACCGCGAACCACCCATCGCTTCGCGTCGGATTCCAGCCGTTTCCCATCGGCTCGTCCAACGGCTTGCCTGGAGCCGTGAAAAGAAAATCGGACGGCTCGCGCCCCTCGCATTGCTTGGCGAGCAGCGGACGCAACACCAGGGGGAACATCACCGAGCGTCCATCATGGGTCTTCGGGTCGGTCTCCACCATCCTGCTGGAAAGACGCGTGATGCTCCTATATATATGCAGCCGACAGCGTTGCAGATCGACATCCTCGACACGGAGCGCCACGAGTTCGCCCCACCTCATGCCGCACAGGCCCAAGGTCAGCACGATCGGCTCACGCCACCCGCACTGCATCGCCACACGAGACAATTCATCGGCCGACAGATAGACATGCTTCCGCACCTGCTTGCGCGGCAGTTCGATGTTGTCGCATGGATTGTCGTGGATGCACCGATCGGCCTTTGCCCTCTCCATGAGACTGCGAAGCAGATTCTCGGCGCGAATCGTCACCGACGCACTGCGTCGTCCTGCCAGATCGGTGACCCACCGCTGCACTTCGTCGCGCGTGATTGACTGCATCTCCCTCATGCCCCACTGCGGCTCCACATGCACTCGCCAAGCGTCTTCCAGCGACTTGATGTAGCTTGGCTTCGCCTTGGTCTTCTTGGCGGCCAGCCACGGCTCCCAGAAGTCCTCGACCAAGCGTCTTCCGGCTTGTGGGTCGATGTACGCTCCGACGCTTTTAGCTGTGGTCACATTGGCCGCTCCCCACGCATCGGCGTCCATCTTGCGCTTGAAGCCACGCCTTCCGGTGGACGACCCGTCGGGCTTGCGGTAGCGCACCTCGTAGCGTTTGCCGGATTTTGTCGTGTATTGGCGGATTGTGTAGGCCATGCTCGCCCCTTCGTTTGCGTGGCATCAAGTCTATCAATCCGTTGATTTTTTCTCTGTTTTTTGTGTTTCGGCTTGCAATACTTTATTTACTATGCTAATATAGTTTATATCAAGGAAAGGAGGTGAACATGACACCATCGGAGATAATCACCAGCATCTCGCTTCTCGTCGCAAGCATCGCGGCCCTCATCAAAGCAGTGACCGGACTCATCAAGGAGATGAGACGGAAACCGAAGAAGAGGAAGTGAGCAAGGGTTCCGGCCAGACCTAGGGGCCGGAACCCCATATCTCCGATTATGCCATGGAACATCATGAGAACGGAATCGATAGTCAGCGCGGTGTTCGCGCTCGGAACCGCCGCCAGCGCATGGTTCGGCTGGCCGTTCGCGCTCACCGCCGGATGCGCCATCGTCAGCGCCGCCTTCGCGCTCATCGCCGGAAGGAAGGACTGACATGACCATCGAATACCTGAGCGTCACCGACGTGTCCAAGCGCCTCGGCATCAGCACCGCCGCCGTCAGCGCCTACAAGCTCCCCCAACCGGACGCCCTAATAGGCCGCACGCGCGGCTGGCTCCCCGACACCATCGACCAATGGAACGCGCAACGCCCCGGCCGCGGCGTCGGCGGAGGCAGGCCACGCAAACACAAGACCGAATAAACACGAAAACGCCCCTCCCCCAGCTTAAGAGCTGAGAGAGGGGCGATGTTGCATGTGGGTGCAAAATATTCCAACAGGAATTCAACCGCGCGATTCTTGCGCGAGGTTTTCGATGATCCGCCTTTCGGTTTCGGAGAGAGGCCAGACTGTCACGTCTTCTGCGGCCTTTAGTTCTGCGGCCTTTAGTTCTGCGGCCTTTAGTTCTGCGGCCTTAGCTTCGCTCAGGAGATAGCCGCCGCCGTAGATGGCCTTCTTCACGGCCTTCTGCGAGTCGAGAGCCCTCGTGAACGCAACGTCCGAAGCCTTGACGCGGAACTCGACCTGCCTGCCGATCTTCCCGAGCCTGCTCACGGTAAGCAGCTCACTCGGATACGCGTATTTCGGCGGATGCCTGCGCTGCTCTTTCCTGACGCGCTTCACGGTCTCGTCTATCGCGTTGGCCAGATCCGGCGCGGTGCGGATCAGGTCATCGCCGAAACTCGTCACGAAGCTGGTGTTGACCTGCGCGCCGTTCGCGTATTCGATGGTCGAATTCGTGACGATCATGTGCGCTCCGTTGCGTGACGTGCTGGAGAAGATCATGAGATACGGCGCGAACAGGAAGAACGGAATATTGTTGTCACGGTAGAACTTGCATATCTTTGACAGAATCGAGAAAGGTGGATTGTCCACCACCACCTTGCCATCGGAATAGTCGAACCGCTCGTAGTCCCCGCCCGGATAGAACGGGCGCACCACCTTATCAGGGTCTATACCGTATTCCCGGCAAGCCCAGTCTTTTATCGCCTCATACACTGCGGGGGGGGGTGTAGCAGTCATCCGTGGTCTTCTTCGGCTTGAATTTATCCACGAACGACCCATAATCGTCAATCGTCTGCTGTCTGATGCCCATTTTGAAAGTCCTAAAAGCAAAGCCCCTCCTCCAAAATGGAGAAGGGGCAGATTTAAAAACAGGGTGCAAGAATTTCCACAAGCACCACAGTATGTTAAATTTTTCCACGCGAGTTTGATTTTCGAGCGCGAGTTTGAGTCTCACGCCCGAAAATTAATTTCGGCGGAGTGGATTGTAGGCCACGCCCAAGCCGGAAGCGATGAAGCCAGCCACGGTGCTGATGTAGCCTCCGACGGCCGCGTCACCGAAGGTCATGAAGCCGAGGCCGACGCACGAGGCGATGAGACCGGCGACGTAGACCACGGTGCGCACGCCCTTGGAAAAGACTGGCGTGTAGGCGTCCGGCTGCTGGTTGTCCTGACCGTCCTCGCGCTCGTTGGTCAGATTGTTGACTGTGGTCTCCAAAGTCGTGGGCGCTGCATGTTGAGCCATATTAAACCTCCTTAGAATCGGTTTTGATTGAGTGCCGTCTGCAAGGCGCGTGCGGTCGCAGGGCCGAAGCTCGCATCCTGCGCCAGACCGTAATGACGCTGGATGGCCTTGATGGTGGCCGGACCGAGCAGTCCGTCCACTCCGCAGCCCAGGCGACGCTGCACGGCACGGATCAGATCACTGCCGCCAGACCCGTAGCGGACCACGCTCGAATCGATGGCCGGACGCGCGTAGGTCCTGCCGTCCGGCACCTGCTGGCCGCTGATGATGCCATCCACCGCAGTGCCCATGACCTGCTGCCACTTGCGCACCGTCGCCGGCCCAACATTGCCATCCACTGCGATAGCACCGGAATTGGCGACTGGAGCGGAAGACTGGGCACCCTGGTATCTCAAATAACAATTCCATGGGTAGCTGTAATAGGCGCGGATATTGGTCTCGCGGCCGGTCTGATCGCCCGCCCTGCCATACGCGGTGCCACGCTCGCTGATGGACGCCTGTGCGAGCTTGCCGCCACCCAGAGCCACGGCCACGTGGTGCACATCGTTAAGCAGGATGTCGCCCGGCTGCGGATTGCCGTTCGCGGGCAGACGAGTCCATCCGCGCTTGGTCAGCTCGGAGGAGAGGTTGCCGGTGTAGGTGGCCGATCCGGTGTCGAAACCCGCCTCGCGCAGGCAGTGGATCACCAGGCTGGAGCAGTCGCAGTTGCCCGACGAAGCGTTAAAATTCCAACGGTCGGACTGGCTGTAGCCCATGTTGGCCACGGCGCACCAGTAGCGCATGCGGTTGATCAAAGCGCTTACGCTTGCCATATCAGTCCTCCAATCCTTCCACGGCCTTGGCCGCATCCTCCTCGGACACGACCTGAATGGTTTCGGGCGGCATCGAATCGCCCTGCGGTGTCATTTCCGGCGTCATGGTCACTTCGTCCATGACGGCCTCCTTCCCGCCCCCAATGGGGCATTGAAAAAGGCCACCTCCGAAGAGATGGCCTTGTTTTTGGAAAAATCGATGTCAGCGCTTGTGCGCCGAATGGTTGAAGATCAGGATGAGCGCAAGCAGGATGAGATACGCGCCCAACGCGACTGGTCCGCTCATTGCCTGTCCTCCAAATATTTTTCGGCGGCCGCGATTATCCAGCATTGCGCGTCGAGTTTTTCGAGCTTTGACAGCTCGTAGCTGACGGCCTCGCTGTGGTCGGTGTCCTTGTCGCCGTAGATCAGGCTGATGATCGTGTTTTTGATCGTGTCACGGCACAACTCGTCCATACGGTCGTCGATTTTCGATGTCCGCTCTCCCAAAGTCCGTGTTTTTGCGAAATGCTGCGAGAGCGGCGAATCGTATGGCAACCGTTCCGGTTGCACGTGCGAATACAGGCCGGTCGCCAACGCGTCCAACGCGCCCGGCCAGACTTTAAGGCCGAGCGTGATGAGAGCGCACGCGCCACCAACACCACCAAACCCTGCTAAAAACGTTTGAAACACATCACATCTCCTTTGAAATCGTTTAATCTATTGGCATAGTGTCGCCATCGAAATAATTGCCCGGCAATCCCAACGAGACGAGCTGCTGCCACTGGTCTTGAGGCACGCACAAGCCCTTGCTCAGATTGACCGCGCAGTTGTTCAGGCCGACGAGAATGCCGTGAGTGGTGTTGGCGGCGGTGAAGACGTAATCCACGCGACCATTCGAGGCGACCAGCCCGCTGTCGCTGCCATTGGTGGTGAGACGCAAGCGCGGATTGTCGCCACTCGTGGAGTACATGTAACAGACGACGCTCACATGGTATTTCACGCCCGCCGTCAACTCCGTGAAGGTGATGTCCGATGGTGTCGTGTTCGTCGTCTTGACGTTCACGCCGGCTTTCGGCATGAAGCAGTGATTAATGATGGGAGTCATGCCACCACCCCCATAGGGGTTAGGCGAGTGGCATCGTATCCCCGTCGAAATATCCGATGCTGTCGAGCAGGGTCTTGTTCGCTCGATATTCGTCCTTCGTGCAGATGAGTATATTGGTCACGGTGACGGTCGGACTGCCTGACTTGACGTGATAACTCATTGATACCGGATTGGTATCGCCGATGCCCATCAGGTAGCCGACACGTTGGCGTGCGCTGAATTCGCCCTGTGTTCCGGAAATCGAGATAGTGCCGCCCGTGACATTCACCTCGACACTGATCCAATATGTCATCAAACGCACGCTCGGAGCGGTCGTGATATTCACCCACTTGTCTGCTCGCAAGGTGATGGTCGAGGATGGGCTCGTGCATAGGTTCATGACCGTCATCGGGCACCACCGTCCCGGTGCGCGGCGTCAGTCGCGTGGCATGGTGTCGCCGGTGAAGAAGCCCGGAAGCCCCCCCCCCACGGCAGCGTCGTACGTGTCGGCACGTTCGATGAGAATATCGCTCATCATGCCTATCGCGCCGACCACGTTGCCTGCTGCGATGCGGACGATGATCTCCTCGCAGCCGTCCGGCACCGTTATGGTCCCGTCGACATCGACCGTCGTGCCATCCGCTATTTCTTTTTGCAATGGCACCGTATACTTGCCACCGACCTTCATGTAGACGCGGGCGAATGCGTTGGCGTGCTTCGCGAAGGCACAGCAGTGCACGTGGTAGGTTCCAGCCGGTGGAAGACGGTCGCCTTGCAGCGAATACTGCGCGTAAGTGTCTCCAACGGTGAGCACGGTCGCGCGCAGCCAGTTCCTGCGGGCCACGACCGGAAAATCCACTTTTATGATGCTCGGCGCATACGGTTTAACCGTCTTCGTGATGTTCGGGTCGGGGAACCAGTTAATCCTCAATGTCATCATCCACCCCCTTGGTTGCGTCGAGCACGTCCTGCGGGATCAGTTTCATGGCCGCCGCGAGTTGGCTGGTCAGGATTGCGTTTTGCTTGTTGAGAGTGCCGATTTGCGCGGAGAGCGTGTCGATGACGTCGTTCGCGTCGGCCGGAATCTGAGTCAAAATGTCTCCTTAAATACGAAACCCCCGCAATCCGTATGGATTGCAGGGGTTGAAAAAATTGGAATGCCGGGTTAGTCTGCGGCGGTCATCGTGTCGATACGAGTCACGGCCTTAAGCTCGTCCAAGGTGAGGGTGCGTCCGAGATTCGTCTTCACGTCCGTCAACGTGACGGACGTGCCGGAATCATCGAACGTGGCGAGCACGCCACGCTGGTAGTCGCGCCAAGATTCGGCGGTGCCGTCAGCGCTGGAAAACTCCAATCCCAATCGGCACAATTCCGCTCGCACCGACTCCTTCGGCGGACGCAAATCAAGCACGCCAGACGGCTCGGCGGGCGTCACGTCAGTCGCGGTATCGGTATCGGTAGTGGTCTCAGTGGTCACATCGGCCATAATCAATCTCCTTAATTCTGTTGGTTTTGTCTTGGCATGAGCGCTTCGTAAAAGCGTTCCTCGCATTCGTCCAGCATGTTTTGGCTGGACTCGTCATCAAGGAAGGCGTCCAATCCGTCGATATCCCGCGTGCAGGCCACATCGATGCCGCTGGACGCTTCCACACCGGAACCGTCAGCAGTCAATGCGGCGCACATCCGCGCGTCGGTCTCATTCGACATGACCGGCAGATTCATGCCCTCACGCGTCCTGTTGCGTGCGGCGGTCAGCGGGTCATTCAACACTTCCCCATCGTCGGACATCATGCTCACGCCGGTCGCGGAATCCGCCAAAGCCGCCTCCAACGCTTCGAACGCTCCGGTCCACACGCCCCTGCCGGTCTTCGGGTCATACCGGCTCGTGTCCTCCCTGCCCTGCATGATCGCGGCTATCGCTTCACGGGTCGAAGCCAATCCGAGCAGCGCCTTCCACGATGCGACCACATCAGGCGTGAAGACGAAACTGTCCGACCCGTTCACCGGCGGATCGCATCGGATGATGCACAATCCGTTCTTGTCCCGTTCAAAGGTTGCTGACAAGATTTCCTCCAATCATTTGACCAAATAAGCCAGGAATTCCGCGTAAATATCCACCGGGCAAGGCTGGTCGGCGTTATACAGCTTCAATGTGAAGCCGCTCTGGCCGCCCGTATTGGCCGGGTGCGCGATGATGCCCGCCCAATCGCTGTCCGCGTTAGCGACGACGTAATAGTGGCCGTATTTCGTCGGGCTGAACGTGCAATCGACTTGCGTGGAAGCGCCGGTCGCAATCTTCGAGCCGGGATTCGGATACCACGCCTTCCACGCAGCCTGGGCATGGAACGTAAAACGGTTCGTGATGCCGCCAAGATAGCCGCCGAGATACACGTATCCGGTGCCGATGTTCGCGCCGACTCCGACCTCGCCGTTCGCGTCTTGCGCTTCGAGCCAGCACTCCGAACCGTTCGCGCTATCGCCGGACAGAGTGAGGGAAGCGCTGCTTTTCTTGCTCTCGTCCGGCTCGTCGTAATCCGTGTTCGCCACGGCATGCACTCTGGATGTGACGCCGCCGCTGCCGGTACCGCCTTTCTTGCGCGGCTTCGAACTGAGAGACATGAACGCGGCGGGGTCGTTCTTGCTCACGTGTCCGCTCCACAAGTCCAGTTCGCCCATCGCGCCGACCTGATTCGACTGGATGACAGAAGCAATGGCCGGATGCGAAAAGTAGGCGGTGGACCCGTTGTAGGCCGGGAATTCGATGCCATCACCGGTGAAAGTCTCAGATCCGCCGATGATGCAGGTCTGATAATCCGGGCTGATGCGCACCCTGTGCCCGCTCGTGCAGGTTTGGAAAGTGCCGGTCAGCACATTCGACTTGCCCTCGCCGTCCAGGTAGACGGTCTGGTTATGAGCCGAATCCCACATCCGCAACGAGCTGCTGTTGAGCTTCATTCCCGTGTTCGCAGCCTCGGAGCTTTGGAAGACGGCGCCCGTAAAGACGTAGCCTTTGAATTGGCCTGCCGCCACCTTGTCGGACGTGATAGTGCCAGCCGCGATCTTGACAGCCGTCACGCTGTTTGCCGCCAGCTTGTCCGCCGTGATCGCACCAGTGACAATCTTGGACGCATTGACCGAATTAGCAGCCAATTTATCCGCGTCCACCGCGCTAGCCGCCAAGGCAGCAGTGGTCACGGCATTAGCCGCAATCTCTCCGGCCTGGATCTTGTGGACGTTGAGCAGCGCCACGGTCATGTCTTCCGTGACCTTGAGCTTCGCCGTCGTGACCGAGTTGGCTGCAATCTTGTCGGACGTGATGGCCAGTGCGACGATATTCCGCGCCTGCACCGAATCAGCCGCCAATTTGCCAGCGGTCACCGCATCGGAAACCAGCTTCTCGGTCGTGACCGAGTTTGCCGCCAGCTTGTCCACCGTGATGGCATTGGTCTTGACCTTCTCCGCCGTCACTGAGTCGGCGGCAAGATGCTTCGCGGCCACCGTGCCAGCAGCGAGGATGTTGTTCGCCACGAGGTCAAACGGTTCGAAGCGCGTACCATCCCACGTAAGGACTTCCACCACACGATCGGACAAGGGCACGAGCACGGAAGGGCTGGCGTTTGGCGCACCAGTCCAGTAGGTGTAGAAGTCGGCAAGCATGGACGGCGAATTATTCTTCTCGCCCTTCCAGCGAGTCCAATACTTCTGCGTCCTCCACCACATGTCCCCCGGCTTCAAGCCATCATGATTCGGCTCGTCGGGGCCACGGTAGATCAGATTCTTGCCATCCGCGGTGGTCTGCGCCTTTTTCGCGGCGGCCTGCGCCTGATTCGCCTGAGACGCGGCATTAGCGGCAGCAATATTGGCCTTGTCTGCCGTATCCTGCGCGGTCTTCGCAGCCGTATTGGCCTTGACGGCGGCGTTCGCGGCGTCGGTCGCGGCCTTATCGGTCACAGCCACCCAAGCACTACCATTCCACCTTTTCGGCGTGTTCGCGCCATTCGTGGTGTCAATCCACAAGGTCGAAGCCTTGCGCATCGACGTGGCCGGTGCCGTGCTCTGGATGAGCACGTCGGCCTTGCCGTTAGCCACGCCAGCGGCGGCAGCTGCTGCGGTATTGGCCTTCTGGGCGGCCTTGGCCGCATCGGTGGCGGATTGTGCCGCACTGTCAGCCGTGGCCTTGGCTTGTGTCGCCACACTGGACGCATTCGCGGCGGTGGTCTTGGCATTGGCCGCGTCCGTCTTCGCGGTGGAAGCGTCCGTCTTGGCCGAAGCCGCGTCGGACTTGGCGGACTTGGCGGACTCATTGGCAGTGTTCGCCAGCGTCTCCGCATTGCCTGCGGTCTTCTTCGCGCTCTCGGCGGCGGTCTGAGCGGCATTGGCCGCGTCCTTGGCCTGACCGGCGGTCGCGGTGGCGCTCTTCGCAGCCGTCTGAGCCGCATTGGCGGTGTCCTGTGCGGTCCTGGCCGCACCATTCGCCGTGTCAGCCGTGCCCTGAGCCGTCTTGGCGGCAGCAGCGGCATTCTCAGCAGCCTTCTTCGCGTCGGTGGTCTTCGCGGCGTTATCCGCGATGTCGGACTTCGCCTGAGCGATTTCGTCGGCATTGCGCTCCACGTCGGCATAGCCGAGATGGTTCCATGCAGAGCCATCCCAGACAAGCGTGTCAATCACGCGATCAGACAATGGCACAAGCACGCTGGGCGAGGCGTTAGGCGCGCCCTGCCAGTACGTGTAGAAGTCAGCCAAGAGGCTCGGTGAGGCGTTCTTCTCCCCCTGCCAGCGCGTCCAATACGTCTGCGTCTTGAGCCACAAGTCACCGACAATCAGATTGTCCTTCGGCTCGTCAGGCCCACGGAAAGTGTGATTCTTTGAGTGGGCTTCGGCATACGCTTGAGCCGCCGACTCCTTCGCCTTGCTGATCTCGCCATTCGCGGTGGTCAGGTCGCTCTTGGTCTGCGCGATATCCTTCCGGGCCTGCGTCAGGTCGGTCTTGGCTTGAGCGAGCGTCTGATTCGCCGCGTCGAGATTAGACTTGTTGGCTTGGATGTCCTTCTGCGCCTGCGTCAGCTTCGCCGCATTGTCCTTCAACGCCGTCTGATTGTCAGCCAAATCCTTTTGAATCTGCTTGACCTCATCAGGCGAGACGGCGGAAGCCACGGTCACAGTGGCAATCGCAGACCAGTCAGACTTATTGCCCGCATGATCCACGGAACGCAAGGCATAAGAGCGCTGTGAGCCAGCCGTCAGGCCGGTGACGACGTAAGCGCCCTGCCCCGACTGATTGGCGCTGATGACCTGCATTCCAGCGGCATTGACGCCCTCGCACACCTCGATATGGTCGAAATCCGATTCCATCGACGCGCCAGTGGATGTCTTGCCGTCCCAGTGGACGGTCACCACGCCTAGCTTGGATGAGACTGTCGGCTTGGAGGGCACTGAGCACGGCGTCGTATCGGATTCGACGGTGGCCACGACGATGCTCGACCATTCGCCAAGCTTGTCCGAATACGTCGGCACAGCCCTGACGCGCACCTCAATTTGTGTGCCACAGTCAAGACCGCCGAAGCCGAGCTGCGTCTTATCCGTCGTGCCCGCCGAATGCCACGGCGCACCATCCACATGCTTGCGCCACTCGATGGCGTAATTGCTGATTTCGATGGCCGTGTTATTCGTGGCTTCGGTCACAGCAGACCACATGGCGGTGGCCAAGCCGTGTGCGAAACCGTCCGAGCCAATGTAGGCGTCGGTCTGCACGACCAGACCCTGCGGCGCCTTCGGCACGCGATGATCATGGTCAGTGGAGACAGTGGTTCCGCTCTCACTGCCGGCCAATGCCGCGCCACCGGTGATGCCCTTGATTTTCTTCGCCTGACGCACCGAAGCGTCATACTTAATATCATTCAGAGCGATTGAGCAGGATAGGCCCTCGTTCTGGCGCATGCTCAGGTCGATTTCCTGCACGCGCACCTTCTCGCCGTGAGCCACGGTAGGGGCGGTAATCCAGTCACCGGCGTGATAGTCAATGAGCGGCAGATTATCCACATTCGCGGTCACCAGATCGCGCGTGTACTGGCCACGCACTCGCGCCGCGTCATCCAAAGTGCTCTGCATGAATGCCTGGGCGGTGTCCTTATCTGACACGCCGCCCTGGCTGCTGTAGCTTTCCCACTTGCCCCACGGAGTCGGCGCGGCCGGATTATCCATGCGGAAGAGCAGGTTATTGTCTCCCTCGACGAGGATGGTGGACGCGAGGTCAGCGATGGACTCCTCGAAGGGTGCTTCGCTGATGTCACGCGCAAGCTGCAGCACAATACTCTTGCTCAGGTCGCGGCTCAAGGCGGTGCTGTCGGCATTCCACAGCTTGAGCGTCCTGCCGGACGTGCGCCAGTCGCAGCCGCCACCATTGACGAGAGCACTCAGGATGGTCTGCAGATCCGTGCCAAGAGAATAATAGAGCGTGTACTTTTTCGCCCATGCCGCGCCGCCTGCGTCCTTGGCGGTGCCGAAGCCCAAGGTCAGACCAGTGGCCACGCCACCACGCGCCCGGTTTTCGTCAAGCAGGGTCTTGAGAATCGTGCCCGGATTGGAGCTGTAGAAGGGGCGCTTGCCCTTGTTGTCCCCGTCAGTGATGAGGTGCGACGAATCGTTGTTTTCGGCCTTGGACAGGAGCCAGCTTATAGACTGACCGGAATAAGTGATGGTCTTGGTGCGGTCATCCGTCTTGCCGGAGCGGCCCGTGATGACGAATCGCGCATTGTCCGGCTCACGATAGCCGCTGCCGTCCGACACCTCCACTGCCACTTCGAGGCCGTCCGTCAGCTCTCGGTCGAAAGCCTGAGCGTCACCGGACAGCAGCGAGTATTCGAGGGAAAGCGCGCCGTCATCATTGTGGAGCATCGAGGCGCTGAAGCTCACCGGCTCCGCCAGCACACCAAGTCGGTCACCGAAAGGCCGATAGGCCACCAGACGAGCATGCAAAGACTTGCCCATGATTAACTACTCCCAGGATTGCAAAAACCGGCATGTCACCTTGTCGGCGCTGCCGGTCTGTTTGATTGCGAGGCGATAATCGCCGGAATCGATTGCGGGCCACACTTGCAGTGGCTCGGTGGTCCAGTCGATGCCATTCGATGCGTCCGTACCACCGGACCATGCGTCTGCATTGGCCGCCGTCCATGCCTTGCGATTGGCCGCGTCGACGAAGAGGTAAGGTCGTGAGGCGTCACGTTTGCCGCCCCACATAAGATTCGTGCCACTCACCGGATCCGAAATGGTCACGCCAGTGGCGGCACCGAAGCGCAATACCAGCGTGGTGATGGGCCCGTCCGACAGCCAACCATCGGGAAGCGTGTCGAAAAGCTCGGACGGACTGGCGTTAGGCAATCCCTGCCAGCGCGTCCAATAGCCCTTGCTACTCGGCTCGGAAACCCCGCCCGGCAGCAGCCTGCCGCCCGACACAGCCAAAGTCTTTTCCTGCCACTGCACGCCACGCCAAAACACGTCCGGCAGTTGAAAAACGGCGGTCATGACGCGCAGGTCACTGAACGGCCTCTCATCATCGTCCGGCTCGCAGGACGTGCACACCGCTCTCGTGACCATGCTGCGCGAATAGCCGTCATCCGTTGTCTCCGTTTTGCCGAGCGTGAGCTTCGACGCATACAGGCACATGGCGCGGAAGCGTGCGATCAGCGAATCGGCATCCGCACCCCACGACGCCACCTTGACTGTCAGCTCCGGAGCATCCAACACCGGAATGGACGAGCCGACGATGAAGCCGTGCCGTCCTGGCACCTGCACGGTGTCAACGATCGGCGACAGCGCCGTGTAGTGCGTCGTGCCGACAAGCACGCGCATCCGCTCGGAATCGAGCGGCTGGCCGTTGAGAGAATAGCTGACCTTCATGCGCGAAACCTCCCAATCACCATTGCGGCATGGCCGCCGTCTGCAGCTTCTGCTGCGTGGAAATGCTCGTCGGCGCGATCGCCGGATAATTGAACGTCTGCGTGATGTTCGTCACGCTCCCCCCATTGCCGTAGGAGGCAGCGTTAACTCCACGCGAGCCGTTGGCGACGCCGACGGAATACGAGGCGTCCTGCGAAGGCAGAATGCCAGTCAATCGTCCGGCCGCCTTCCTCACCTTCGACGCGCTCTCGTCAATGCCGACCGCCATGCCCTCGCCGATCATCTCACCGACCTGATCGCGGAACACGCGTGACGGAGAATGGATGCCAAGCTTGCGTTTCACCCAATTCAACGCGTTGTCCGCCGCGTTGACAGCGGCAGACACGAGCCTGCCTGCCGCGCCTGCGATGCCGGTCGCGATACCCGTGATGATATTCAGGCCGACGCTCCCCCAGTTAACCGAGGTGAACCCGCGCATAATCTGGCCGACCATGCCGGGAATGGCACCGATAAGCCGCGGAGCCGACGAAATGAAACCGTTGGCCAGTGCGAAGAGCAGCTGCACGCCAGCCTGCAGGATCTGCGGGAGACGATTGATGATGCCGCCGACAAGCTGGCCGATAAGGATCGGAGCCTTGCCTACCAAGTCCGGCATGGCGTTGATGAGGCCCTGCGCCAGTCCGAGGATGAGCTTCAGGCCGCTGTCGATGATCTGCGGCAGGTTGTTGAGGATGCCTTGCACGAGGTTAAGGACGGCGTTGATTCCGATGGGAATGAGCTGCGGCAACTGGGCCGACAATCCATCCAACAGCGTCGTCAGCACCGTCACCGCCGTGGAAGCGATCTGCGGCAAAGCCTGCACGATGCCCTGCAACAGGTTCGTTATCATCGACAGTCCGGATTGCAGGAACGACGGCAGGGTCGACGTGACCCACGATTGGAACTGGGCGAGCAGCTGGGGCAGGCTCGTCGTAATCCATGTCGTCGCGCTGGTCAGCAGCATCGTGCCAAGCTGCCCCAACGCTCCGAGCACCGGCGGCAGTATCTGCATGACCAGTGCCGGCAGGGTGCTGCCCAATGAGGAGAACAGTTGCGGCAGTGCGGCGGTGATGCCGGTGATGATCTGCGCGATGCGCGGACCCACGTTCTTAATGACAGTGCCGACCGAGTCGACCAACTGCTTGGTCAATCCGTTGATGTCGGCATTGTCCTTGCCGAGCTCCGCCAGCCAGTTCTGCCATGCGGCCTTCATCATGCCGACGGAGCCCTCGATGGTTGTCGCGGCCTCCTTGGCGGTAGTGCCGCTGATGCCCATCTGCTCCTGCATGATGTGGATGGCCTGCACCACGTCGGAAAACTTGTCGATGGACAGGTCGCCCATCTCCCCGTTCGCCTGCTTGACCTTGTTCGCGTCCTGGATCAGACGCTCCATCTCAGATTTCGTGCCGCCGTAGCCGAGCTTTAGATTGTCGAGCATGGCGTAGTTGCCGCGCGCCAGAGACTGGTAGGTCTGTTGGATGGACTCGATGTCGGTGCCCATCTTGTTGGCGTTGTCCGACATGTCGACCATGGCGGTGTTGCCGAGTTCCGCGGCCTTCGCGGTGTCGCCGCCGAGCGAGCTGATCAGCGAGGCGGAAAAGCTCGTGACCTGCGTCATGTACTCGTTGGCGCTCACTCCGGCTGTCCGGTACGCTTCCGCCGCGTATTTCTGCACGGTGCCCGAAGCGTCCTTGAACAGCGTGTCCACGCCGCCGACGGCCTGCTCGTATGTCGCGTATGCGTCGAGAGCGCTCTTGCCGACGCCAGCCAAAGCCGCGACGGCGGTGCCGACGCCAGCCAGTCCGACCGTGGCGACGCCCTTCAACGCGCCGACGGCCTTGCCCGACATGGAACTGATCGCATTCCATGCGGTGTCTGCGCCGCTTTTGAGCTTGGAGCCTATCGCCGACGCGACACTGCCGGCGGCTCCCGGAATCTGCGAAAGCACGCCGCCGACCGCGCCGCCGACGTTGCCGAGATAGCCGCCGATGGCATTGCTGACGTTTTTAAAAGGCGCTGGTATCCTTGCCGCGATGGCCGAGCTCATCGACGAGAACTTTGCAGACAATGGTGCGGTGAGACGTGACGCGGTGGATTGCATGGCAGCACCGGCAGCGTTCATGCCGTCGCGGGCTTTCGTGGCGATGCCGGAGAACGCCGACGTTGCCACGTTTTTGACCCGTCCGAACGCGCCGGAGACCGGCTGGATTATCGCCGAACCAAGATTCTTGAACGCCGATCCAAGCGAACCACTGCTGGAAGCGAGATTGTCCTGCGCGTCCTTGAGCGCCTTCTGCGCATCCTTCAACCGGTTCTCGGCCTGCGTCGCCCGGTCGGTCATGGTGGACAGCTTCAATCGAGCCTGTTCGAGCCTGATGGTCGCGGCCTCGGCCTGCGTGCTGCCCTCACCATGCTTGGCAACGGCATTGGCGACGCTCTCCTCGGCGGCACGCACCTGATTCGCCGCCGCCTTCTGCTGGAGCATGGCCTGACGGTATGCGGCCGTGGACTTCGCCACGTCACGCTCGTAGGATTTCAGCACATCCGCACTGAAATCGTTCGCCGACTGTTTGAAACCGTTTTTGAACGCGCGTCCAAACAGTCCACCGCTTTTGCCGCCGTTCATGCTCGAATCGAAAGCCTTCGACGCGGCCTTGCCGCTCGCGCCGACCTCCTTGTTGACCACGCTGCGGAAACCCTTCATCGAGGGGAACACGCTGATGTGCGCGGAACCAAGTTCGCTGCCGAACGCCATGCGGCACCTCCACTATTCAGTTATTCAGTCTTCGTAAAGAGTCCGGAATACCGGGCTCATGCCCTTGGTCTGTTCGCGCAGCCGCTCACGCTCGGCCTTCTCCCTGTCCGCCCGCAATCGTTTCGCAAGCGAATCGAAAGGCTTCGGATACTCGTCGCTGCCAAGCGCGTAGATGACCGGTATCTCACTCCACCGGGCCGGATAATCCAAGCCGTTGAGTTCCGCGCCCGTGTAGGATGACGGATCGCCGATGAGCTGCTCGAGGAGCGCTATCGCGTCGCCGTAGCGGAGTCTGCCGCCAAGATCGGCCTGCAGACTCCACCCATGCGCCGTGAAATCGGCTCGGATCACGCTCCCGTGTTCGGCGAGCTGGCGGAAAAACCATTGGATTTTCCCAGTGAGGTGCCCTGCGCGCGCACCACCGCGTCGCCATAGTCGGACAGGAGGTTGAACACGACCTGCACCGGTTCGCCGTTCAGCTGCTCCGCCTGCTTGTCGCCAGCGAAGGCGCTCAGCATGCGCTTGAGCTGTTCGACGCTCTCCGTATCATCGGACGTGTTCGAAAGTCTCGTGAAATCGTCGATGCTCATCGACAGTGGAAGCTTGTACGTGCGACCGCCGGGCACGAGCGCCCAATACACATCGCCCTTGATGATGTGGCGCACCTTGTAGTTTTGCGCGATGGAGGCGAACGCCTCCTCATCGTTTTTTTCCGTCCACTGGTCGAAATCCTCGACGGTCGGTTTGAAGTCGGTGGAAGTTGAAGTCATTGTCTTGTCCTATCTGCTTTTCGCCTGCCTGCCGTGGAAAAAGAAGATTCCCGGACCGCGCAGACAGGCGAGATAGGCGGTCCGGGAAGATTTTCGTCCGCCGGTCAGGCGGCGCGTGCGGTGACGGTGACAGTCAGATCGGGTGAGGTCACGCCGTCGTATGTGGCGTTGATCCTCGCGCTTCCGGCCTTGACGGCGGTGAGCGTGCCGCCATCGACGGTCGCCACGCCGGCATCCTTGGACTTGAACGTGGCCTGTCCGGTCACGTCCACGGTGGTCTTGTCCACATGTGTGGCGACGGCCTTGAGCGCGAGCTTCGCACCTTGGACGACCGACGGCTTCGTGTTTCCGTCAGCCGAGGTCACGGCCACCGCCGTCACGCTTTTGGGTCGTACCAGCTTTCGATCCAGCGGGTGTTCGGATGCTCCGCATCCACATACAGCGGGTCCTTCATCCATTCGACGGTGAGCGCGCGCCCTGTGACCGAGCCACGCTCCTGCTGGTCCGGCTCGTTGCCGGTGACCTGCATGACGCCGGCGCGACGGTGCACGCGCCCAGTGTCGAAAGTCTCCTCCTCATACACCATCCACTTCGCATCCTGGATGATGTCAGCCACGTGGTAGACGCCCTGAGCGTCCGGCTCGCCGATGGTGATTTTGCGGGTCAGCGCGTTGTTTTCGGCCGGACTGAACGTCTGCGTGAGGCTGGTCGCCAACGGCAGCTTCTTGTAACCGTCCTGCAAAAACTCGAGCGGGTCGTCGCCGTCGCGCGAATCCTGGTTGCCGCCGTCGGACTTGACGAGTCCGATGCATGCGGTCGACCGATTGTAGGCGGCCGGAAGTTCCGGCGTCGCATTGCTGGATGCGATCATCTCCGGCGTGATTTTGTTTTCGGTGGAGTACGGGACGATCATGATGGCGGCGGTGACGAGCGCCTCCACCTGTCCCAGATCCATGCCCTGACTGTCTTTGGCCATGGCGTTTCCTTTCTATGGTTGTCTGATTCCGGCCGTCGAATATTCGACGGTCATGTAGTAGCGGCACCATGCCGCGTCCTCGCCGACCGGGTACGGGCCGTTGCATCCGTCGGGCACGACGGCGCAGATGCGGCTGCCTTCGGCGAATCCGATGAGGATGCCGGGCTCTCCGGTCAGCACGCCGTACACGCGGGCCGCCAGATCACGGCATGGTTTCGTATCGTTGCGCGTCCATCCGAGCACGTTGACGCCTATCGACCTGTCGAACGTCACGCGGTTGGCGGATTGCGTGCCGCCGTCATCACGCACGACCACGAGCGGATAGGAACCGTCGTAACCGTCAGGGATACGGTTTCCGACCTGCAGGCCGGGGATGTCCGTGATGTTGGAGCGCAGCCATCCGGTGAGGAATAGTTCGAGGTCGGGTGGGATGACGCTTGCCATCAGACCCTCGCCTTCTTCAGCGCCTTGGCCAGATTGCCGGTCTGCGCCTCCACGAGCAGGGTCTTCGGGTCGTGGCCGACGACCATGACGGTCGTTCGGTGCTCCCTTTTAACCTCCTCGATTCCAAGGCCGTCGCGGTATGCGCCGGTATCGACTGGAGCGGACGCCTTCGCGTAGGCGAGTGCCCTGTTCGCGGCCAGCGTGGTGAGCGACTTGACTCCGGCGCTATTGAGGATCTCGTCGAAAAATTTCTGGTTGAAGTTGACCGATATCCTGCTTTTCGCCATTTGTTCAGCCCTTTCTCTCCGTCAGACGGCATTCCAAGGTCGGACGCCAGCCGGTGAATGCGTTCGCGTCCTTCGAGGGGAATCCGTCGACTTCCCACAAGCGTCCGTCGTCGGGGTCTGCGCGGATCCGGTCGCCGATTCTCACGTCGGCTGCCGGATCCGGGATGGTGAGGTACGCCGTAGATGCTGTCTGCGTGTCAAGCGTGTCCGGCGTGCGGGTGCTGGAACTGGACGAGAGGGCGCCCATGATGACGAGCTCGTCCGGAGGCACGCTCCAGTCCGGCTCGTTCTGCGCCGGATTGTACGGGTTGGCCTTGCGTTTGGCGCGCAGTCGCCGCCACTTGGTCACGCCAGGCATACGCCAGCCGCCGCCAGCGGTCAGGTCGTCAAGCAGGCTCATGGCAAGCCTCCCAGCTTGTAGGGTTTGAGCTTGTCCTTCTCCGCCTGCATGAGCGACACCACGTCGAAACTCGCGCTGCTGCCATTCGTTGACTGCGAGGTGACAAGCCCGAGCGGGCTCATGCCGGCGCGCTTCGCGGCGCTGATGAGCACCGACTGCACGTCCGGCGCGTCATCATAGCCGGCGTGAATCTCGTAGCGGATGGCCGCGATACCAGCTGGGAAACCGCCAGACAAGGACTCCACAAGCCCAGTCTCAGGGTCATAGGCGTAAGCCAGCTTGTTGCCATCACGGTCGGTCAATGATTCGATGCTCGTCACATGACGCGCGGGCAAACGAATCACCGAACCACCACGAGTGTTAATCACACCGCTAAGCGCCGTGTTCGGCATGACATGCCAGCCACACTCACGCCTAATCGCCGCCTGAGCAGCCTTAAGCCTGAAAGCCGCGTCATCCTCGAAAGCCGAAGGGTCGGCAATCATGTCAGGAACCACATTCACATCACTCATGCCGACCTCCCGTCTCAGCTCGTCTTCACCACGCCAGCAGCCACAAGACCAGCCACAAGAGCATTGACACGCTTCGCCAAATCGTTGTACGCGGCCACGAGCGCGTCATGCTCGGCCTTGGTCGGCGCATCGCCAGCGGCTACACCCACAGCGGCATTGGCATTACCAGCCGAAGCGACATTAGCCAGCTTCACACCGCCGAGAGCGTTCTCGGCGGCAGCGGGAAGCACATACGGCGCGGCGGCAGAACCACCAATGTCGGTCGGCTTGCCATTCGCATCCACGAAGATCACATCCGCCACGGCGGCGTTCGGGTCAAGCTTCGCGGAAGCGCCCGGAATCACTCGAAACTGTCGAGCCATCATTCCTCCTTACTTCAAGGTCAGGGTGACGAAAGCCTTCGGAATGCGCACGGCCAATGCCACGCGCTCCTTAGCACGAATAGTCACCAGATCGGCAATGAAGTCGGTGTCATTGGAGTTGGTGGCCTCCACAGCGACACCGCCCTTGCGATAGAAAGTCGCGGCACGCTTGAAAGCACCCACAACGGCGGTGCCCTTGGCAACTGCCGGGGATACGACAGTGTTCATACCCCACAGAGACGGTGTGATGTTCACCGCACCGCCATTGACGCCATAGAACGGGCCACCGCCAAGGTACGCACCATTGTTGTCCTTCTTTTCACGAAGAGCCTCATAGTCTGCCGGATTGATGACCAGAGCGTCAGGCATCATGCCGGTCTCGGTGGAAATCATGGTCTGCGCGTGCAGAATAGCGACATCATTACCAGCGTCGGTAGCCGTGTATGTCTGGATGCCGTCACGCTGAAGCAGGCCCTTGATATTCTTTCCAGTGCCGTCGCCGTTGAGCAGCTGCTGCTCCTCCTTGATGCTCAGACTGTAAAGCAGACGGCCATCGATGTCGGACTTCAAGAAGGCGAGGTCGGTGATCATGTCACCGGACTCCTTGATGAAGCCAGCGATGGTGGACAATGCGTCGGTGTGCTCGGTCGCATTGGCGTAATGAATCTGACCGAATTCATCGCCTTCGCCGACGGTCTTAAAATCGCCTTCCTGAGCACCTTCCACGAAGTAGGTGATGGCCTGTCCACTAATAGCGCCGACACCGAAGAGGTTGGTGATGGTCGGACGGCGGTAGCCTTCCACGAAATTCGGGTCAACATATGTCAGCAGAGAGCCATACGCGCCGGACGGCCCACCGGTCACCTGATTGTCGGTGTTGGCCTTGCGGTTCGGCAGCCATTCAGGCGTGGCGATGGAAGCGCCGGACACGCCCTTCATCTTCACCAGCTGCTCGCCGATGCTCTTCACGACGAAATCGCCAAGAGACTGATGGGCGACACCGCTCTTCTGAGTGTCCGCCAGATTATCGGTCAGACCCTCGAAGCGCTTGTGCACGGTGTCCAGCGTCTCGATGGAGTCCTGCAATTCGTGCGCCTCGGCGTTCAGACCCTTCAGCTTCTCGATGTCGGAAGCGTCGAGATTATCCTCGCCCTTGGCCAGCACCGCTTCGATGGCGGCCTTGGTCTTGGCGAGACGATCATTGAAACTCATTTGGTCTCCTTGTTGTCCTTGCCGCCAGTGACCAATTCACGGGCGGATTTGATTACATTCAGGCGCTCGGCCTTCTCGGCCTCAGCGTCCTTGCCCTCATCAGGGTCAAGCTTCTTATCGTCCGGCCTCTCGCCGGTCTTGGAATCATCCGCCTTATCCTCGTCGGAAGCGGAATTATCGGAATCGATGCCGTCAAGCACCTCATTCAGCGAGGCCAGCGCGGCACGCAGCTTCTCCTCGTTGGCGGAGCTGATGGCACGACCCGACTTCACGGCCAGAATCTCGGCCTGCTGGTTCGCAGCCACCGGCACCACGCTGATCTCGAAAAGCTTGATCTGCTGAAATTCGGAATGGCCACCCCACGGACCATCGCCCTTTTCGGTGATCCACGCTGTCTTCGTCGGCACGAAGCCGATACTCATCTGATGAACCCTGCCATCCTTGAGCAGGTCGTAAGCCTGCTGTGCGGTCGGATTATCCTCGATATCGAGCTGGGCCGAGATGAGCAGGCCCTTCTCGTCCTCGACGGCGCTCAAGGTGCGTCCGATGATGTCGGTCGGCTTGCCGTCCTGATGGTTCCAATGGATAGGAATACCGGCGCCGCCGTTGTAATCCTTCGCCAAGGTCTCCGCGAAAGCGCCCTTGGCGATCACGTCACCCTGCAGATCCTTGTTGCCGAAAGTGCTGGCGTAGCCGCTGAAAACGCCTTCGCCAGCCGAATCATCCAAGGATTTCACGTTGAATCTGAGCTGTTTGAGATTCACTGTCCTTCTCCGTTCACTGGATTGTTCTGTTGCGCGTTCTGCGTCCTGCCGCCATCCTGCGGGCTGGGCTGACCGCCGGTTGCCACGTTCAGTGGCGTCACCAATTCGTCGCCACCATCAAGCTTCGGATAGTTGAGGATGCGCCGTGCCTCGTTCGTGGTCATGAAACTGCGCCCCGTGGCCGTGCTGAGCGCCTGATACTGCTCGGAGAACGTGCCGCGCAGCTTCGCGTCAACGTTCGCTTCGATGTAGGCGTCAGGCTGGCCGAGCGCGTCTGGCAGCAGCAAATTGAGCGACTGTTCGAACGCCACGATGTACGGCATCAACTCCACATTCCACATCTGCTCCTTGAAGGAAGCGATATTGGAATTCGTGCCACTGCGAAAGCCAAGATTCTCCGGCGCGATATGGAATGCGTTGGCCACGTCGATGCGGATCTTGTCCCTCGCGTCGATGTCCTGCATGTCAATCGGCTTGAAGGCGTCCACCGTCTTGATTTCCATGCCATCGTTGAGCAGCGGCCAGCCACCGGCAAGATTGCCTCCAGCCTTGTAATTCCGCATGCCCTGCACGAATTCGTCCTGAGCCTCCTGCGAAAGCCACGGCATCTCCTTCGGACGCGAGATGTACGCCGGAATCTGACCGCCGTTCTTCGCTATCGCACGCCGATATTCGGCCATCTCACGCGCCTCCGCCAAAAGCGGTGCGAGAGTGCCGGACACCGGAGAACCGCCGATGCCGGACGTGCTGTACCCCACATCAAGCAGAATCTGCGGGTCTGGCAGTTTGAAATACTGGCTGCCTTCCGGCTGTCCGGTACTGATCTGCACGCCGGTGATCTCATCAAGAGTGTTGCCGGAAAGCGTGAAATTCTGCACCGGAATACGCCTCAGCCACAATCTGCCGGTCTTCTTGTCGGCATCCAACAGACAGAGCCACCGGTCATTGAGCAGTCCATCGCAGAGCAGCGAGTAGAAGAATCGGTAGCGTGTCATGCCAGGGAGAACGCTCGGTTTTGCCATCAATTGCGCCAACGGGCTTGTGGTGTCCTCCACGCGGTCACCGTCAGGCTGGCGAGTGTAGACCTTGAATGGCATGCTGGCGATGTTCCGCGCGATATGGTCGATGACGGTGCGCACCGCCGCCTCTCGCTCGTAGACTCCGGCGCCGAACCAATCGATTGGCAGCTGAGTGACCTGCGAAATGTTGACTGGCGATTCGGAGAACTTCTGGGCCACGGATACCGGGCTTTTCTTGAGCCATCTGGAAAAGAACCCCATGAAACCTCCTCACTGGGTCATACGACTGCGAAATGGGTCACGCTCGGCGCATATTTCGGTTTTTCGTTTTCGACTTGCATGGTCTCCAACGCGTAAAGCGCCTGCGATTCGGCCACTAGGCCGCTGATCTGCAGTGCTGATTTCGTCCTGTCCCACACCTCGACTTCGCCGAGCCTTCGGGACACGGCCACACTCACCTGCTGTTCGATGGCGGGCTGCGGCAGGTGCCGCAGCTTGCCCTCACGCACGCGGTCGTGGAAACGGCCGCAGCACGCGCCCAGACGGAAGCCTTCGATGAGGTGGACGTTCCAGCCTTTTTCGGTGAGTGGGTCAATGAAATCGACTGCCGGACAGCCCTTGCCCTGCACGGCGATCTCCGTGATATGCGGCCAACGCTCCTGGAGCAGGTCGAGATAATGCGGCACCCACAGCATGCCGTCACGGCGAGCGATCAGCTCGACATGCGGCAACCCGTCCGCACGAATTCCGGCAGCGGCCACATACGTGGTCTTACGGTCAGCCGACGTGTCCACGGACAGGACGACACGACTGTCGTCAGGAATCGTGGAACGCGAGTCAAGGCCGCTGGCCCACATTTTCGGATTGATGAAAGGAATGATGTCAGCCGTAACCCACTGGCACAGGACCTCAGTACGGAATGCCGCCTCGGTCATGCCGTCAATATCGGATCTGACGCTCATGACGGTCATCGGCCCATACCCGAGCGACGGATTCGCCTGCCGGATCGCGTCGGCATCATCCACCGGACACTTGTCAGGCGCAGACCATTCGAAATACCCAAAGCTGCCGTCCTGCTCGCCGGACAGGAACGCGTCGGCCGGATTGCCACCGTCGGCGCTCAGACGCGCCCACTCGTCAACAAGCTTGCGGCCCTTGTCCACCTGCTTGCGAAGCGCGACGCTACGATAGTCGCCAGCGTTCGAAATGCCCCACAATTGGCTCGACCAGACTGCCTTCGTGGTCTAGCTGACGGCATTCCAGCCATCATCATTATGCTGCTCACGCAACTCATCGAACACCACACGCGCGGCTGATTTCGCTCGAATGTTCTTGTCGGCGCGGACGATATAGCGGGCCTTCGAGCGGGTGATGATCGCCTCCTCGCCGTTCGTGTTAACGAATTTCTGCGTCATCGCGGCAAGATCCGGAATCACCAGATCCGCTTCCTCATCAGTCGAAGGCTGAGGATTGCACCACTCCTTGACCTGATTGTAAGGACCCTTCGCATTGTCCAACGTCTGCGCCGCACCGACCACCAGAAACTTCACGGGCGGAACCCTGTCCGGATGCTTGTTGGAGTCCACGAACAGCCACCACGCGGCAAGCACGCCCATCAGCGTGGTCTTGCCGTTCTGGCGGGCCACAAGCACAATCACCTTGCGGAAGCGATAGCTGCCATCCTCAAGCAGTTCTAGCGCATGGACGAGCAGCCACTGCTGCCACGGGTACAAATGCACGTGCAGCATGATCTCCGCGAACGCGATCACCGCGAAACCATTACTCGTCTCCCTCGTCAACGGACGAAGCGGCGGCGTAAAGATACGCGGCAACGTAACACCATGCAGGTCGTCATCGATGGCGCCGAAAACACTCAAATCTTCCGACACCATCGAACGCCTCCTAGCCGAAACGCTTCATGAAATCTTCCATCTGCACAACCTTGTCGCTCTTACGCGCCTCCGGCTTCGATTCAACCTTCGGCTTCGCAGGCCGACCAACCTTAGCCGGAGCATCCACCGTAAGGCCGAGACTCTGGCAATACTTCAGGAACGTCGGCAGCGACACGTTGTCGAGCTTGCCGTTCTCATCGACAAAACCGGAGAACGTCAGATAATCGATACGCTCAGCCAACACGCGAGCCGCAGCGACAACAGCAGAATTCACAGCCTTGAGGTCAGCGTTCTTCAACGAACGCTCCAACGCCTCCGCCACATTCCAACTCGGAAACTTCGCACTCATCGAAAACACCCCCTAATCTGCCATCGCGCGCGACCCGCCAACAATTTCACTCATCGGGGAGAGGAAGACCGACCACGCGGGACGTCTTGCGCTCTGTCGTTGGTTTTACGATTTCACCGCCCCTACCCCTCGTGTTGGGCTCATGCTGTTGTTATCCATTGTCTTGAGAGTGTTCCGATTGGCGCTGGCGGATCTTGGTTGCCTCTCAAGCGGTTGCAGCTGGTGTGGCTCTGCTTGAAGCCTGCTGGGTCGAATTGGAGTTCGGGATGCTTGCTGACCGGGAACATGTGATCGAGATTGAATGAGTCATCTGTGGTGTTCTTGACTGCGTTGTAGTCGATTGGCATGCCGCACAACCAGCAGACTGCATGCTGTGCCTTGCATTGTGTGAAGAATGTGGCCTTGTCTTTTTCGAATTGGCGGCTGGTCTTGCGCGTTCTTCCTGGCATGTGGTCACCGCCTTGTGGTGCTTCGGGCTGGAGTCGAACCAGCGCATGGTGTGGGATGCACTATCTCTGATCACGGGCATTCGCAAAGAATCATGAAGCCATGGCCGGTTTGGTATCCGTCCTCTGGTATCTGTGCTATCCCTCGTGCTCTGCCACTGAGCTACCGAAGCTGATATTAATAATGGCCCAGCCCTTTCAGGCTGAACCATTTTACTACTGTACGACAGTATAGCATTTTAATTGTGACAGTCAAGCATGGCGGTTATTTCTCCGAGGTTGAACACGTACTCTCCTTTGTGTTTTGTCGGCGTGGCGTGGAGTTTGCCTCTGGTGAGCCATTGGCGGATCTGGTCGCTTGTGCAGTGGATGTCCATTTTGGAGAGGTATCTTGCGACTTCGACTGGTTTTCCGGTGTATTCGAGTTGCCAGAGTTTGTTGTCGCGGGTGGCTTTGATGGCTTGGACTCCGCCTTGCCATTTGCAGTGCGGGCATGTCCATTCGTCGGCCTGTGGCGTGCTGGTGGCTTGGTGGCCGCATTGTGGGCATGTGCCGATGATGACCATTGCCTCTTCTGGTGTCAAGGCCGTCTCGTTGCGTCTGGTGATGTGTTCCAGGGCGGCGTAGTCGTCTGCTGCGGTGCTCATGTTGAGGATGGTGTGCCGGTTGCTGATGATGGCATACCATGCTTTACGCCAGTCGTATGCGGCGTATGCGGCGCGTATTTTGCCTGCCTGTTCCGCCAACCATGCTTCGCTGTCTGCGATGAGGTCTTGAGCGTGGATGTCGATTGGCATTGGCGCGTTGCCTCTGCTTGGCGCGTGTGCCGGGGTGCCGATGCGGGCCTGTCGGAGCATGATGCTTCGCAGGGCGGGCAGTTGGACGTGTCCGAGTTGGCGGATCAGCTGCCAGTAGGTTTCGCGGCAGTTTGCGCAGAGCATGTTCGCCGCCGGTTTCATTGGCTTATGGCAGTGCTGGCAGTCGGTCAAAGTCTGGTCTCCTTGTCGTGCTGGTGGATGATGGCGGTGATTTCGGCTTTCGGCACTTGCGGCACGAGTGGCGCGATCTCGTCGAGGCTGTATCCGGCCTGATGCCACTTGATGATCATGTCTTCGAGTATTTTCTTCACTTGTATTCCTCCACTGTGTTGCATCCGATGTATGCGCCTCGGTCTTTGAGGCATGCCCACGTCACGTCACCGGTCTTGACCGTCTCCATTTGAAAATCGTGGTGGGTGGACGTGTACCACTGCATGGAGATGCATGTGCCGATGGTGAGGAAGATGATGAGCATGCAGGTGATGACGGTGCAGATTATTGTCTTCTCGGTATTGGTCATTTGGTCTCCAGATATGGGTTTTCTGTGGTGTGTGGCGGGAAGTCGCATTCCTGGTCTTTCCATCCGGCCGCGTAGCCTTCCTGCCATGCTTTGCGGCGCTCGTGTTCCAACCATTCTCGGCTGTACATGATTACCGGTTCGTGTTTCATGATTTCTCCTTGTTGAGTCTGTCGGCTAATTCGCAGGCCTTTTCGTCTGCCTGTGCTGTTTCTTCGTCGCGTCCGAGCGCTTCGAGCACGTGAGAGCATTTCCACGTGTGCACGTGGCGTTTCGAGGGTGGTATGCCGCTCATTTTGGCTCTGCGTTGGCACCAGCCCTTCCACAGGCGCGTCCAGTCGGCTATCGTGCGGTTTTCGCCATAATGTCGGCTTAAGAATGCGTTCCACGCGTCTGACAGGTCGAGATTCGGGTAATCGCGGATTATGGCGGCATTGGCGTGGGTTTTCTCCCTGACCAGCTCGAAGTCGTTCAGCCCGATTTCTTTGGAGAAAGAAGAAGAATATTCTTCTTTCTCTTTCTTTTGGGTTCTGGTGTTCTGGTGTTCTGGTGTTTGTCCCGATTCTGTTTCGATTCTGCCGGCAGTCTGCGCAATTTCTGCCGGCAGACTGCCAGCAGAATACCGGTCATGCTCACGCTTGCGCTTGGCCATCACCTGCTGACGGCTCCGATTATGTTCGAGATAATCGTGGATGACATAGCCGCCATCCACGGCCTCGATCAATCCGACCTGCTGCAAAGCGTCAAGCTCCTGCGTGGTGATGTCGAGCACGAATTCCGCCGTGTCCGAGTCCACGAAGCCGTCCGTGAGGTTGTCACCGCAGTAGGAAAGCATGACGACGAACGCACTGACGGCAGAGGGCATGGTGCGACGCAACCGGCGTACCTTCCGGTTGAGATAGAAGCCATTGGCCAATTGCACGTAACCGCGCCTTGCCATCAATCCTCCCCTCTTGTGATGCCGTTGAATTCCATCCAGATTGCCTCCTGCCGTGGCGTGGTGCAGGGCAGGTCGGTGTAGTTGGTGTTCGCCCAGCCGCTTCCCACGTGTGGTTTCGCCATCGCGTCCAGGGCTTCGGCGATCTCCAACAAGTCCGGTGGCGGGTCAAGCGTCACCATGACAAACCCATCATTACGGCTTGCTTCGCGTCCACCAGCCGATACCCGCAGTAAGGGCAGGTGACGTAATAGCTGCCCACCGTCTCGCCGCAGTGGGCGCACTCGACATATCGGATTGCCTTGCTCATTCGTTTACCGCCTTGCGTGCCACTTCGAGCAGGTCGCGCGCCCGGTCGATGAAGTCCTCCTGATAGCCGCAGATTTCCCCCGCGTAATCCCATGCGTCGTCCTCGTCTTTCGCCACACAGTCGCTATCGACGCCATCCCATTCGTAGCTGTCCCAGCAGAGCCGTTTCGCCAAAGTCAAATCATCATCCATGCCACGCTCGTAAGCGTTGGCCTCGTCAAGCATGATGCTCAATTAGCCCTCTTTCCGTTAGCTTTGACCATGGCCCACAGGATTTCGCTTGCCGGACGCCTCCTGTATGACAGGTCGTTGTAGGACTGCACATAGTCGAGAATCAGTTTCGAGCCGGTCGAATCCGGTGTCAGAATCGCGTTCACACGCGGCGGCACCATCTTCCGCCACACAATCTCGTCGCACAGTTCCTTCGTGCAGACCAGATAGTTCTGATCGCCGTAGAACGTCAGTCCGTTGCCGCTAGTGAAGTCAGCCATGCATGACTTGACCTCGTAGAACTCGAAGCAGCCTTTCTCGACGCTTGCGGGCACCGGTTCGCCGTTGATGTTCCAAGGTTTGAAGCCAACGTAATCCACTCGCCGCTCGTCAGGCGTGTTACGGTCGAAATTGACCTCGCTCGCCCAAAAAGCGGTCTGATTCCTCAACCTCTTCTCCACCAGCTTGGACAGCATGGCGGTGGTTTCAGCCCTGCTCATTTCTTCCTCCTGAAGTACTTGTATTCATCGTGATGGAACAGGAACAGGTGAAGTCTCCACACCTTGACTGCCAACAGGCCCTTGAGTGTGATCGCATACCCGCCATGGACACGCTTCATGAGCTTCCTATCGGCCAATGATTCAAGTATTCGGGAAAGCTCTTGGTTCCCTCGTTGTTGCCAGATGTAGGTCATCCCCTCAGCGATATACAGGCAACACATGTCCTTGTCGTATTGACTAATCATCATTAGCCTCCCTCTCAAGGATGTAGACGTTCGTCGCTGTGACGGCGGTATCACGCAATTCCGTTGGTGGCATGGTATCCACCCGCAGAATCTTCCAACCCTCGTTCAGCAACTCTTCAAACACACCCATATTCATCAAGGTGCGCTCATCGCCGTAATCACTCCAAAAAAGTGGACAAACCTTGTACCGTTTATTCATTTCGCGTCCTCGATTGGATTGCAGTCATGTGGGGCCAGGCTTATGTCGCTGACCGTGCAGGCGTATGATTGATTTCCGTCGCGCATGATGATGGTTCTGGCGGTTGTCACTTCTTCCCATATGCAAACGCAGAAGACAATGAATATTGCGGCCGCAGCCACCGCCATCAGTCCGATCAGCAGGTTTTCGGCGATGTCCAACCAATCCGGTTTCCATTTCATTTTTTCGCATCCTCGCTTTGATTCGGCACCTCGGAAGGCATCGAGCCGGAATAGCCGAGCAGGTGACGGCAGTAATTGATTACATGCTCGTAAGCCGTCGTCATTCCGTCGTAAAAGTCGTACACTTCTTCGTCTGGATTATCGGAAACGTTATTAGCTGCATCCCACTCTTTTTGCAGAAAGTCGATGACCTCATGCAGTGTCTTGTCTTTTTCGGTCACGTTCGTAGCCATGTCAAAGCTCCTCTTCTTCGATTCGGATGGTGATGTGGTAGACGCCTTTTTCGGTGCTTGGCTCGCCTAGCCTGTAGTCCGGGCCGACCACGTATCTGGCGTTATCGTCCGGCCAGAAATCGGCTTGTGTGATGGCGTCCAAGATTGCCTTGACCATCGGCGCCGCGTTCTCAGGATCGAATCTGCCGTGTGTCAAGGGGTGGATGATGGCGGTGACGTGCACTGGCCATTTGGTTGGCGGCTTGAGTTTGCCGCTGTTGATGAGACTGCGGTAGGTGAGGTAGGCACGTCTTTTCACGACGCTGGTGCGCCGGTATTTCGCCCGCCAGTCTCCACGCTTGTTCTGGGTCCACCAGTAGGCCTTCGGCACGTCAATGGTGGTTTCCTGCGTCATTCGTCCTCCAAAATCCAAATGTCGGCATCGCCAATGTCCGCGTAATGGTCTTCGCTTTCGGCCTCACATTCGGGGCATGGGATGGGGCGCGCCGGATACATCGCGCACCCATGAATCGGACATGTGGGCAGCACGTCCGGCGGCTCAATCCACTCACGCATCAGAATTCAGGCTCTACTGGCGCACTCCACGGATCATCGGCCGGAGCCTGCGACTGCTGTTGTGCCTGCTGCGGCTGCTGCTGATAGCCGCCACCATTGGCGTTGCCGCCCTGGTATCCGCCTGACTGCATCTTCTGCACCTGAGCCGTCGCATAACGCAGGGACGGGCCGATTTCATCCACCTGCAATTCGATGACCGTGCGGTTGGAACCATCATTCGCCTGATAGGAACGCTGCTGCAGTCGGCCCTGCGCGATCACACGCATGCCCTTCGCGAGGCTCTGCGCGCAATGAGTGGCGAGGTCGCGCCACGCGGAACAGCGCATGAACAAAGCCTGACCGTCTTCGAACTGGTTCGTGCTGCGGTTCCAGGAACGCGGGGTGCTGGCGATCGTGAACGATGCGACCTGCGCTCCAGCGGACGTCGTGCGCAATTCCGGCTCGTCGGTCAGATTGCCGACAATCGTGATAACGGTCTCTCCGGCCATCACTCAGCCTCCTTCACGTCGGCTTCGGTATCCTCCGGCGTATCCGCTTCCATGACCTCGGCGGTCACGTCATCAGTCGCATCGGAGGTGATTACCGGTTGAAACACGTCGCTGTAATCCGGCGTGGTTTCGTCAACGCTCGCGGCTTTCTTCGCTTCGATGCTGACCGGCAGGTACTTGAAACTGCGGCGGATGATGGTCTTCTTCGCCATCTCCACGAAGTTCTTCACCCACGGCCCGGTGATCTGTCGGCTGCGGCTGCGTGGCGCGTACTTCTCGCGGTATTCGAGCAGATCGCGTTTCGACATGTAGTCGGCGTAGCGTCCGCCGTTCGGCAGTTGGACGCTGAGATACACGAATTTCAGCTTGTCCTCGCTATGGTCGGCGTCCACGTTCACCTCGTCGGGGCATTCGATGGTCGGCACGCCGTTCTCGTCAAGCTTCAGTTTGATGTTGTCGTCCTCGTAGACGGCTCGCGGCTGCGCGTAGATTCCACTGTTCTCCAACAGTTTCAGCATGCCCTTGTAGCCGATGACGAACGTGGCCTGCTTCTCGCCCGTGGCATAGTTCTTGTTGCTGTAGGGAAGGATGTACGCCTGTCCCAAGCCGTCAACGTCGGACGGGCGCAAGCCCAGGGCGGCGCACTGCATGAAGCAGGAAAGGACGCTGACCGGCGTGCAGTCCGCCAATGCGGGGGTGCGGTTGATGCTGCTGATGCACATCTGCAACAATGCCTCGCTGTCGAGGTTGCCTCCGATGACACGTGCGATCTGCGGCCATGAATGCTCCACAAGCTGCTTGAGCTTGCCCTTCGGATTGAGCGGCTGCAACTGCTGTCCCTGCGCCTGCTGTGCGATTGCTCCCATGATTTACTGCTCCTTTTCTTCGATGGATTTGAATGCGAATTTGCGGTATGTGGTGGCTTTGACGGTGTATTCCTTGCGGGTCGTCGTCTTGTAGGTGGCTTGCAAGTTGCCGCAGCGCACGCCCGTATGCGAGCCGATGCGCAGGATGATCTGCTCCTGCAATTCCTTCTGAGCGGCCTTCATGTCATTCAGCATTCCGGTGGCGCTCTCGTATCTTGCGAGCAGGTCGTAGAGGTCATCGTCGTCGCTTTCGTCCACGATGTCCGGCGTGGGTTCCGGCCACGCCTTCTGCACGTCGTCGCCGGTCAACTGCGGTGGAGTGCCGGTGGTGACGAAACGCCAGAAGTCGGCTGCGGCCTTGTCGATCGCGGCCATGTCCTCCACGTCGGCCTTGAACGGTATCTCTACCGGCTCGTCGTCTCCGATAGCCGCGTACACGTAGCCCCACGTCCATCCCGTTACAAGCGCGTAGAACTCGACTTGAGCCAAGTAGTATGGCGGAATTCGGAGGTTGCCGTCCTCGTCATGCCAGTCCCCCGCTCGACGGCTGCTCGCCGTCTTGATTTCGAGGATTCCAAAATCGCCGTTCTCTTTCTGCAGGATGCCGTCAAGGGAAGCCCTCAGATAGGGCTTTTCGCGGCTGATGAACTGCTTGTCCGTACCGTCCGTGACGAGCATTTCCGGATGATTCGAGCGGAAACGCTTACGAAGCTCGTTCTCCAACGCATTGCCGCGGATGACAGCCCACTTGTCGGAGATGTCCTCCGGCTCCACACGGCCGGTCTTCTCAAGCCACAGATCGTAAGGCGTCTTGAAGGAATTCAGGCCGAGAATCGTGCTCATGTCCGATCCGCCCACACCAGCCTTGCGGCTTTTCAGCCAGGCAAGATGCCGTTCGGCCTGCTTGCCCTGCTTGAAACGCTCGATCTGATAGCGTTCCGTGTCCTTGAGTGTGATGCGTTTCATTCCTTCGCCGCCTTCATTTCTTGGACTTCACCGTCGAAAAAATCGATAATGAGATTGCAGATGGCGACCGCCGACGTTTTGAGCTGGGCTTTTTCCTCTTCGTTTTCGGACTTGACGGTGAAAACGCCATCCTTGCTGTTGAAATCGAGTCTCATTTCGCCGTGTCCTTCGAGTAGTTGGCTTTCAAGTCCATCAATTCGCCGTTCAGCAGCTTGGTGGCGAATCCGTAGACCACTTTGTCGTTGGCTTGGAACGCGGTTCGCTGCAATGCGCTGATGGCGTCGAAAATGCCGGTCAATGCATTGGAGATGATGGCGCGTGGGTTCTCGCACTGTTTTTCCGGTGCCGTCGTCTCATTGCTGGCGGTGGTTGTCTGGCTCATTGGTTCCTCCTTGTTGGCGGCTGGTTTCGATGCGACGGTCACGATGGTCTCCTTCTTCTTTCCGCTTGTGGTGATTTTGCGTGGTGAACGCTTGTCGTAGGCCGGCAATAGGCCTTCCTTGCGGAGCTGGCTGAGAATGCCAACTGTTTTCTGGCTCATGCCTAGCGCTTCGGCTGTTTCCTTGCCGTCGAACGGCTGGCCTTGGGCGATGCGGTTTTTGCAGTGCGCGAGGATGAGATCGCGTTTCGACGGTTCCGCCGGTTTCGCCGGTAGGCCCTGCGTGAGGAGTCCGGCCTTGCGTAACGCCCGCATTTCGCCGATCTGGAGTCCGGCTTCGCCTGACTCGTCGTAGATGCTTTCAGCTCGGCGAGCTCGTCGGCTGTGTATTCGTGTTTCAACGTGTTCCTTTCCTGAGTTTTTCGATGAGCGCGTGGTTTTCGCGGATGAACCCGTCCACGTCGATGTCCTGCTGTGTGAGGGTCGGTTTGCCGGTGTCGAAGCGTGCTTTCCCATCGCTTTTGACGTCTGGACTGCTTTGGACCCGTGCCGCTTGGACGAACGTGCCGTTTTTCATCTGGCCACCGTCCTCGTGTACTGGTGTGCTGTGGCCCAATGCTCGGCCACGTCACGCTCGTAAAGCACCGGGCGTCTGTCCTGCTTGCCAGCTGGTGGTTCAGGGCCGAGCTTCAGGTACTTCGGCCCCCTGCCATTGCTCCGCCAATTGGCGATGGTTCGTGGACTCAAGCCGATCATGGCCGCGAACTCCTCCGGCCGAAGCAGGTCAGTCATTCGGCTTCTTCGGGCAGTAGCGGGCGATGAAATAGCGCTGTCCCTTGCCTGTGACCTTTGGTGTGCGGCTGATGGTCACGTGGCCGTCCGAATGCGTCACCGCCGTCTCCTTGATGCGGAACAGGCCGAGGTCCATCGCCTTCTGGGTAGGCACGTTGCGGTTCGAGCCGGACTTGCCGAAGAACCCATCATCGCGAAGAAGCTGAAAAAGCCGATTCTGGCCGATGTTCAGACCATTCTGGCGCAGCATCTTCGCCAATTCGCCTACCAGGCACGTGCCGTCGGACGCGGCCACCGCGTCGGCGAACAGGGCTTTCGGTTCGAGTTCAACGATGCGCGACTGCTGCTCGGCAATGCGACGCTTCTGCTCCTCCATGGTGCGTTGGCCGATCATCACGGCCTTCGCCAGGATGGTTATGTCGTCGTCGGTCTCGCTGGCTGGAATGTAGCCGCCGGTCCTGCGGATCTGCGGCAGCACCTCGTGAGTCACCCAGCGTTTGAACTCGTGAGCCTCGGGCTTGCGGGAGCCGAGCACGAGCGCGTACAGGCCGGCTTCGTTGACGATGTTGGTCTCACCCTGACGCCCTAGATTGAACCTAGACCGTTCATCATCGTCAAGCCTTTTCAACGCATCGGATGGATTGCTGATTTCGAGGATGTCGCATACGTCCTTGGCGACGAACCAGGGCTCCCCCGCCTCGTCGGTCAGGGTACGCAACGCAGCGTTATTGAAGTAGAACTGTTGGATTTCGTTGTTCATTCCGCGCCTCCGATGCGTGCTTTGAGGATGCGGTCCATGAACTCGTCCTCGTCGTGTTGCCTGGCTTCTTCCTTGTCGGCGGTTTCCAACCGTTCCGCGATGTCACGGAGGAGGTGCGCCTTGCCTGCAATCTTGCCGCCGACCTTGATGGCCATCATGGCGTTTTCGTCGATCGCATGATCGTCTCCGCCGAGGAGACTGGACGCATAGCCGATGATCGCGGCGTTCGCCGTCTGCAGGTCGCATACGAGCCTGTCGAGCTTGGCCGCGACTTCCAAGCGGTAGGAGCTTCGGTCGATTTCATTGGTCATGGCTTTCCCTTTGCTTGTTTGTGTGCCCCACCCTGACGAGTGGATGGGGCTGAGTGGCTGGCGTCGGTGTCGAACCGATGCCGTCCGTGGATTCCGAGCGCCCCTTTGACTGTTGGAGCATGACCTGAACATGCTGGCGACCGGTGGCGTGGCCGACGGTGACTGAAAGCCGTCAGGCGGACTTGAAAGGGTTTGCAGGCGCCGGAGTGCCTGCGTTTTTGATAGAGAGAGAAGAGTGGAATCCGTGGGCGGGCGAACCGTCGCCCAGCCGAATGCGCCGACAGTGTATGTACGGCAGAGAGATGGTCGGCGCGTGGATAATAATCGATATTCAGTTATGTGTCCCCACTGGCCGACGAATGAGTGAACGTGGGTGTCCTGCGGAACAATCCGATTGGGTTGTTTGTTGAGACTGCCGGCCAGTGGGAAGTCTTTTAGTCGCGTGGCGCGAATCTGACGATCAGCCACAATGCGGTGGCGATGTACACGCCTTCCACCATGAGCGCGGCGTTCATGCTGCCTCCATGCCAGGTGAGCATGAGTGTGGATGTGACGATGAGGGCGACCACCGCGAGGGCGAATTTGACGCGTCGGAGCGGGTAGTTCGGCTTCT